AGGCATTAGGTTTTGGATGCCCGTTAATTCTGTAAGCCATAATAAAAAAGGTTCAGAATTGCAAAACCTAACTAAAGTCTTTGCATTATCAGATAGTTTTGATTCGCCAAAAGTGACATGCTTCTTTTCGTTATGGTTGTTAAATATCCGATCAGCATTTATAGATAAATCCGGAAACTCTAAAGCAACTTGTCTTAAAAAATTAATGCCAAACACACCATTGAAAACAGCGTGAGCAAATGGTTGAGCTGTTAAATATTTAGTCTTTTCCGGTTTGGGAAAACTGAATATCGAATTGTCGGATAAGTCCATCATAAACGGGTTTTAATTTATCTGTAAAGTCCGCAATGTTTTCTATCAAAGCGTGTGATTTACTTTCCAAATGTACGCAATGAGCAGAACATACAAGACCATGCTTAAATCCATGAGCTTTGATTACGTGAGCATAAAAGTTGTCTTGATACCAAAATGGCAATTCATCGGGAAATAAAATCGTTGAACTGCAATGCCTTAAAAGTTTATGACTAAACATCAAAGCCCATCCGCAAACTTGATAAGAAGTTCTATATCCAAATACAATCCCGGTTGAATCATTATGAATTTTTAGCGTTGGATCTTTTGGACTGCAAGAATCTAATCCGGAAGCAACTAAATCATCGATACAATTTCGATCAAGAACAACATCATTATTTAAAACTATAAATCTTTGATAATAATCAAATGAGGTATACTGTTTAGCCATTAAAATACCATCGCGTAAATTTCGATTGTAGTTAAATGGTGAACTGATAAACATCACTTTAGCATTCTTGTATGCGTAATCGCGATTGGAATCAATTACATAAATGTCGATCTTATGTTTAGCCGAAACGATTGAATCGATAGCGGCTTGAGTCATTTTAATTCGATCTTTATCAACCGAAGCACTTAATATAATTGCAGCTACATTCATTTGGTGAATGCTTCGTGTAGGTTTTTAATTGTTTCTTTTGGAACGATATCTATTAACAACTCATAGAATTTAGGGCTGTAGTCTTTGAGTTTTTCTTTTGATTGATTCGAGTAAAACCGAGAAAATAAAATCATTAAACCGCTAACCAAATTAGAATCTGAATAGGTTATAAATAAATTGTTTTGTTTGAGCACATACGCATTATTTGAACACCTCTGAATCTTCCGACCGTAAAGTATGGCAGCTTCATGATTTTCAGCAATCGAACAAATAAAACCTACGCGATCTTCCCATTCAGTAAAGCAGTTTAATTGCCGGCAAATGTAATCGTCTATAGTAGTTATTGTCTTAGCGTCCGATACCATTGCAAATCATCTTTAATGTGTTTTCTAAGTTCGTTATAATTTGGATCATTTACATACTTGCTGAAAGATTTGTTATGACCTACTCCACCGCATAATCCTAGACCATGTTTAATGCCTACAGAATAATACTTATCAGGTTCTACCGTCTTGCCTCCGGGAATCTTCCAAAGGTCAATGTCTAACCAAATATGAGTATCTTCAGGATAAGTAAATGATTGAATTGCTGCCGGTGTTACCAGCGTAGACATTAATGATGCTCGATTCTTATGTGGCGAAAACCAATACTTGCCTGCAAAAATGTGAACATATAAAGTGTATCCAATTCCAAACAATGGAGGCTTTCCTTCTCGTTTCCAAGAATCAACCATGAATTCAATGTACCTTCTATCGTACCAATCATCATCCTCCATGATTAAAATTACATCAGCCCCTTGATCTATTGCCCTTTGAATACCAATGCGAACGCGATAAGTTAAATCAGGTTTAAATGCAGTTGGTTCATCAACGATTATCCAAAAATCGGGCTGCCTTGTTTGCCGTGCCATGTAAAATTTAAGCCGCTCTAAAAACATTGAACGAGCTTTATCGTGATGAGGTGTTACTACTGCTACTTTCATGCTAATGCTGCTCTTTCGTTTTCAATGTATTGATTCCGTTTGTGAATTGCATAATTATAGCAAGCCATAACATCCGAAACTGGAGATTTGAAATATTTGATTGTTCCGGCATAAATAGCAAAAGGAATACCCGCTTGATTGTAAAGTAGGATACCCGGGCAATCATTATCTGTTCCGTAATTTATGAAACTATCCTTTTCAAGTTGATGCATTTGAGCAAAGTAATTCTTACCCGAGATTCTTGTGTTTGGTAAAATGATATTAAAAGCATCAGACATTTCAACATTGCCTTCAGATTGGGTAAAGCCAGTACATTCTATTTTCTCCATCACCAAACGAGTAACCAAACTAAACAATGCCTCAGGATCAAAGACAAATACATTTTCAGAAACATTTAAAACTATCGCAGCGGTATCAATGAACTCATTATGCAAGTCCATTATGTATCGATTTGCTTTTTGCTTATTAACTTCGATTGCTTGAACTCCCGGAAAGTCTAAAAATGCTTGACAATATAATGGAGTTGTTTGGTCGAATCGATTTGTCGATAAAACCAAGATAGGATTGCTTTCTTTCATTTGAAGAATTTAATTGCTCTGTAAACGGTAGCGATATGAACGTTGTATTTATCCGCAACGCATTGAACCGCTACAGACTTTTCTTGTTTGTAAATTTCGATTTGAGTTTTAAGGTCGTAGAAAATATCGCGATACATCAAAACTTTATAAGACATAAAACCTGCCTTGTAAATTTCGGTAAGTTTACCAGTTGATGATAGTTCTGATATAAGCTTTTCTTTTTCGGTCATATAGTACCCGATGCTCTAACTTGCACAAAATCAGACTGCCCTTTATTGATATCGGTTACTCGAACAATAGGGGCAGGCATGTTTCTTAAGGCATCTAAGATACTAGAATTTCCATCAGTTGAAGCACTAACTGACGGCTGAAAATTAACTACACCATCCCTGAACTTTGGAGAACCTACAAAACTTTCTAAGAAGCCGGGATACATTCTTTGAATTGCCCGTGTACCCCATGCCGGAATAACTGATTCACCCCTTGATAAATATGCAGGTATTGAATCGGATGTTTCTGTACCTGCACCCTCTAATCCAATTACACCCGTGGCGAACTTATTAGGAGCGGGTTTATTGATTGCAGCTTTAGCGACTCCGAAAGCAGCATTAACACCTGCACTTAATAAAGCACCGGTAGCGATACCCGCAAATCCTTTAGATGCTATTTCTTTAGCAATGATTTGAGCAATTGAAGCATTAACAGTTTTCTGTAAAGTATCAAGCAATAAAGAAATTACACCCTTGCCAAACTTCTGCAAATCTAAACCAGTCTCAGTTAATGATTCTTGAAATATACCAGCGACTGTTTGCCCAAATTGAAGTGCTGCAGCTGCTTGCTGTTCGTAGATAGCAGTTTGAGTATCAACTTGTGCTTGTTGTAATTCTAGAAATTTCTCAAAAGATATATCACCTTGCTCTTCAACAAATTTATAATAGTCCGCTACAATTTGCTCGCGTGCTAATCCTGATGTTGTTTCAAGTTCTACTAAAGCTAATGCAGTTTCCTGACTTTTAATTAATATACCTTCACTTTCTAATGCTGCAATATCAATGTTATTTTGTGCAGCGGTAAGGCGTAACAAGGTTCTTGCATCAAGTTGTTCCTGAGTTACTACAGTTAATTTTGAAAGTTCCGATGTAGCTGCTTCAGCATTTTTTTTACGTTGTTCAGCATCTTTTTCCTGTGCCTTTTTCTTAGCCTCAAATGCTTGGGTTTCTTCAGTTAATTCAAGATCCCGAATCTTTTTAGCAAAGTCTTGTCGTTTTTTAAATGCTTCTTCTTCTTGCTTTAATCTTTCTTCCCTAATCTTCTTAGCTTCTTCGGCAGCTTCCCGTGCTGATTCTATTGTTATAGCTTCAATCTCAACATTTCTGTTTGATACTTCATCGGTCAATCTTTGGATTTCAGCTTTAGCACCTTCAAACGCTGAAACACTTACCTTTTTAATTAGCCCTAATTGGGATTCGATAAACTTAATTTGTCTTAATGCCTGATCTCTAAAAAACTTTTCTTCTTCAATCTGTAATGCTTGGGTGTCTTTCCCAGCTGCTTCAAGTAATCGCTTACGTTGATCGAAGCTCTGTTTAGCTAATTCCAATCTTCGCTTTTCAGCGTTTATTAACTTTTGTACTTGAGTTTCTTGATTCTTTAAAGCATCAGTTTCATCATCAGTAACACCGATAAAACTTAAGAAAGAATCAACAACCTCACCAACAAAATCTGCGACTGCTTTTAAACCAGGTATAAATTTAAAGATAGCTTCTTTAACTGCATCAAAGTTTGTAATTAATGCAACTATTCCAAGCACCAACAAACCTATTCCTGTTCCGGCAAGTGCTAACCTAAAAAGTTTTAATGCACCCGTTGAAGTTCCAACAATAAATGAATATGCTGCCGTTGCAGCGGAAAGTGCTGTAGTTTTCGCAAGTGTTAAGGTGTCGATAATTGCACCTTTTTCTTTAACTACATTTGCAATGTTTAAAGCAACTGATACTCCTTGCGTTGCTTTAGCTAAAGCCTTTTGTGCATCTTCATTACCTTCAAATTGAGCCGATAAAGCAGTAAACGTTGAAGTTAAAACTCCGGCTGTAACTACTGCATCTTCAAAGTTTTTCTTTACTGGATTCTTTGGTTCACGATTACCGAACTCATCAACCTTACCCGTAGCTTGGTCAATCGAAAGTCTAAGGTTTGCAGCTTCGTTTGATGCATCTTTGAATTGTTGGGATCCAATATCAGCATTTTGAATAATTGCATCAAGTTCTTTTAACCTATCCCGAAGTCCGGTAATTGAATTTGCAGCACGACCAACAGCACCTTCGTAATCACCTACGTTTCTACGAAAATCACCAACGCTACCCTCGGTCGATTTTAATGCATCAGATATATTCTTAATCGACTTTCCAAGAACCTGCCCGGCTACGCTACCATCACGCTGTTCTTGGCTCAGTGCATTATATTGAGCAGTCAATACTGACAAGGTAGCTTTCAACTGATTATTTGATCCCGTAGCAGCTTTGTTTGCAGTTGCTTGCTTTACAAGTTGCTGTTCGTTCGATCTATATTCAGTCGTTAGCCTTTTAATTTCAACAGCGTTCTGAATATACTCTTCGGTCAATTCATTACCGGAAGCTTTTAATTGCTTTTGCTGATCCTTTAAACTTTGGAGCGTTTTGGCTAAATCAAGACTGTTCTTGGTAGCTTGTTCGGTGTCAAAGTTTATTTCTAATATGATTGTTTCGGTAGTTTCAGCCATCGGTCATTTAGTTGCAAAAAAAATACATATCAATTTTATCGTAGCCCCGTTGATAACAAAGCAAATCAAAACGCATGAAACCTGCCTTTTTTTTATTCATCAGTTCACGGGCGGTGTATTTCAACGCAGCCATGTTTGATAAATTCTTATATGTAGGTTTTAAATTCATATCCTCACCAAAGTTACAGAAGTAGTTTCGTTAGGTGTTGTAAATTCTTTTACTTCATTAATAAAAAAGTAAGCTCCGTACTGATTAAGGTATACCGGTTTAGAAAAGTCCAATGTCTGAATATCTAAAGCGTTTAATAAAAAATTAGCATCCATAACCAAAATATCCGGAGTTAACTGATCAAGGACGGGTGCAAAATAAACTACATACAAATCTGCCCAGTCTAAAGAATAATTATTAGGATCATCAAAATAAGCCACATTATTATTACCGCTTGGAGTTACAGCAGCTTGATTCGGTGAATTGTATCTTGTTCCGGTTGTTGTTCGATTCAATGCGATTCTAACCTTGCCGTCTAATTCTATTCGATTGTCTTCACTATTCCAAGCATCAAAGAATACAATGTTATTAAGTAGTAATGCATCGCGCTGTTCGCATGGTACAAATGCCGATTCAATGTAGTCTTGATCTTCAGGTAGTTGCTCGTTGTTTATTGTTAGTATAAAAGAATACAAATTAAAATCCTTGTAGCTGAATTTAGTAATCTTTCCAAATCCATCAAGTGTAAACGTAAATTGAGGCGGTGATTGAACCGTCAACTTATCGCTCCAATTAAATGGGAAGCTTTTATTATCTGCAATAGTTTTCTGACGAAACATACTGATTACTTTAGTGTATTCATCAATTTGAAAACTTGAAGCGTTTAGGTTTGCGACCTCTTTAAAAAACTTTCCGCAATCCCAATCCGGTAGATTTGGAGAAATTGAAATAGGACGATTATAAAATGTTGTAGGTAGGTTAACCGATACCAACTCAACCGAAAAAGAATAATTGATTTTAACACGTCCGATATCAGGATCTTCAAAAAAGTTACCACTGAAACCTGCACCGTAAATAAACTCTTTATTATTAATGCTGCTATCAATTATTGTTTCAGTGCTGATAGTTACAAAAGCCTCGCCCGTATAAGTACCGGGTGAAGTTTGTTGATTTACTAATTGAGCAAAAAGAAAATCGTTATCATTTACAAATAAACAAACCCCTGCAAAATAAGAACTGCCAACAGCATCATATAAAGTGTAGGTGTAAGATATTTTAAATCGATAAGTTCCCGGGAGTAATAAATCAAAACCACCAACCGGTGAACCTGCCCAATCAAAACCTTGATCGGTATTTATTATATCCCATCGGTCAGTAGTTGATGCAGTCAAATTCTCAATCGCACAATTAGCTGCATCCATTCCGGGTATTAAAACTCCATCAGCACTATCAATTTCCCATCCAGTTCTAGTTACGGTATTCGATGTAACTAAATAATCGTTTTGAATAATCTGATCATTATTAGTTGCAACTATTGGAATGTACAACTGATCCATCATTAAATCGGTGTAGCCATCGCCATCCAAAGTATAACCGAATCGCGCAGCTATTTCTTGCAATAAGAATTTAGCGTAAACAAATGGAATCAAGCCTTTGCAGTCTACGTTCTTAAATAGTGTTGATTGATTACTATTCTGAAATAACGGGTAAGTGTAGCAATCAGTCCAAACATTATCTCTTGCAGCAACAATATTAGATTGATTCCAGCGATGGTCATAATCGCGTAAATCCAATGATCTTAACTTAGTCTTTTTAAGCAAATCAAATAGATTTCCATTATCAACCTTTAATTCAAGTTCAGCTACATCGGTAACGTTTACAATTTTAACCCTTACATTACTTATTACTTCAATCCCTTCAGTTACTAACTTACCACTTACATCTTCGTAAGGAGTTCTGCTTGTAGTATTTATTTGAAGGATTCCAAGTGCTGCACGATTTAATCCAGTTAATGGAACTGTAAATTTATTTGTAAATGAACTATTACGATTATTGAAGTTTCCAATGTTAGCAACCCTACGACTTAAAGCCACGGTAGTAGATGGGAATAAATCAAGCTGCACATCGTTTACGTATAAAAGTATCATGCTCCTTGATTAAAGATTTCAGGAAATACAAAACTAAACTCTACATCAAATAAATCCTGCTTCGCTTGCTTGATTGAAAATGTACCCGGTTCAATTAATACTTGAACTTCATCATAAAAACCAGTTAAAGCATTTGGTGTTACCATGTAAACCATCGGAGAATATAAAAGCGATTCAATTCCGTCTGCATCGTTTTTATCTAAGCCGGTCATGCCGATCTGCCTTTTCTTAAATCCAGTCTTTTTTAAATATCTTGAAAAACCTTTAAGATTATCAATTCGATTAAACGCTTTTGCATACGTTCCGTTCGATTCGACTTGCATCGATTCGCGATAATTGCCTTCGAACAAATAGAATCCGTAAGATCCATCTGTTGCTAGCCATCTTAAAAAAACTGAATTGCACAATTGTAAATCAACCGGGCGAACCTTTACCATTCGCTGCTCAGTAACACGAACATTACCTATTGCCTTTTGTAACCATACCCAAACTTTCCGCCTATTATCAACTGTTGAAATACCACCCAAAGAAAACAAAAATGTATTAAATTCACTTTGTGGTGGTACTGTTAACGCAACTAATCCAGTTGATTTAGTATTGGGCGGTAACTCATCGATGTTAGTCGTGTAATTGGTAAAAGTTGCAATGTTTACGTTTCCGGTTAAGTAATTGGTGTCCCACAAAAAAGATAAGTGATATGGGAAGTTTGGGTAAACTGTAGGAATTTGAAACGGGCTTAAGAACTTTCCCGGTGTTGTATCGTCGGAAATAAAGAAATCTCGGTAGTTGCCATTGTAGTCGTGTCCAATTTGAAATGCACCATTAACAGCATACCAGTCATTACCATTTGCAACTTCTGAATTAGCTGATCCCGTCCAAAACTCTTTAGTCGCAACCTTAAATTCAAACATCGAATTGTTGCTAATTTGATTAGGCGTTAAAACTTCCGATTCGATATTGTAATCACTTTCGTTATTAAGCTTTGACTGTAGGATGCCTTGAATATTGCACTCAATCAATCCGTTTGTATTAGGTGTGTATTTGATCGTTGCTATATCATTATCCAATAGATCAGAAACCCTGATAGTAATATAATAGTTTGGTCGTTCAGTTAATAAATTAACGTAACCATCCAAAACAAACGAACCCGATGATGGTGCGGAAATAACAATTGATGTTGAAGATGGGATGCTTAGTATTTCAAACACTCCATCAAACTTTCCCTCAACAAATACATAAACGCTGTCCCCAATAGTAACTGTATCGGGTGGAACGGCTGTAAAATTAATCCGTGCGTTACCTGCAACATCAGCAATAGAAGCAACTAATACATCTTTTCGGGTGTAACTAAATAGCACTGGATTCCAAGCAGCAACCCAGCGACAATAAACCGCAGGCGAATCGAAATCAAATATCTCTTCCGGGGTATAGTTAGTTACCAACATCTTTTATCTCTTGTTTTATTTGAATTACAAAGGACGATATTAATTGCTTTTTAAGAGTATCAATCCGTCCGTCATTTATTACACCCATGATTATTCCGGTGGGCTTACTACGACCGTATGAATCGACACCGTTATATAATGCAGTTCCTTCGCGATGAATCTTACGGCTAATTAGAAACGCTAAAGAATCTTTACTAACCGCCCGACCATTTGCATCAGGCTTGGGTACGATTCCTTTTTCATCTATCCATCTTCTAATCTGCTGTTTCAATGCACCGTTTCCACCATTAACAGTTGGCTTTCGTCCAACTTCAGCTGCCCCTGCATAAGCTGCAGCAAATAGTCTTAGTTTGTTTGGGTTTAATTCATACCGAAACGACTTAGCCAAATTGCCGGATGCAGAAATGCCGGAACTCTTTACTGATGCAGATAAATCATTCTGCAACTTAGTTGCAAAGTCTTGAACAATCTTAGCATCAATTCCTAGTAGCATGGCTTATGGATTAATTATAACATATTGAAAAATCGCTGTAAGGTATTGAAACGCAAAACCATTTGATGTTGATCCAATATTAAATTGAACTTTATCATTTGATGGATTTGCTAGTATTACTTGACTTGCTAACTCTCCGTTTGCTAATTCAGAATAAGAAATTATACCAAAGGCATTTTTCTCTGCATCGAAATTAGATGGTATAGGTAAGTCTAATAAAAAACTTGCAGTTTGTTCAGCAGCATCCATTTCTACTTCAAAAAAAAGCGAGCAAGTTACAACGCTTTCTACACGTGAATAGTTGCCATAAATGATATTAACTATCGGATTCGTTCCACCAATATTAGTCGATGTTGGATTCCATTGACCGCTTGAAACATTAGCAGAACCGCCTCCGCCACCGATTGCAACTAGTGGATCTTCTATAGTTCCGTTTCCAGTAATTGTAACTCCATCAACAGCAACTTCAGTTAAGTAACGATTAAAGGCTGGCAAGTCGGATGGATCAAATGTACCGGTTGGGCATACTTGTTCGTCCAGTGGATAAAGAGTTAATTCAAAACTAAATTGAACTCCCGTTAAATTTGAATCAAGTGCGTTGATCGGATCAATTCCGCTTATTTGAGTTATAGACCGAACGTAATCTGTAAAACTATTTAGGTTAACCAAGAATTGATTAGCCGCTAAATTCATCCGACCTATAATCGGTTCGTGCTCTTCAAATTGATATTCAAGTTCAGACTTATCAAAAAAGAAAACAGTGCATCTAAAGTTTTCCAATAACAACCCGCCTGATTCAAAACTCTTAAGAATTGTCAATGGTCGGTCTAAAATGCAAATAGGCAGACTAATATTGTCCGCCTCAATGTTGCTTAAAAACCGTGTACCGGTGATAAAAGTAAACCCGTCTATGTTTTCCGCTGCCGTCTTTATTAGTTCGACTGCTCTTAGTGTACTCATGTTTTATGTTTTTTAGCAATCAAATCGTGATACTTCTTTTCGGCTTTGTTAAGGTCTGAACGCATCATCAAAGTTAATCGGATTTCATTCACGCTCAAATTGATGTAGTATTTTTCTTTCGTCTTATCCCCATCAGTGAGCGAATGAAGCGTGTGATACCATTTGTATTTCCGGGTGATTTCCGGATAACCTGCTGCAACTTCTTCAGGTGTTGGCTCACCGCTTCCGGTGCTTGCCGTTCGAGTGTAGTCAGATATGAGTTCAAAAAAAAACCATGAATACTTAAAGCTTCAACAAAAGGTAAATGCATCACACCTTTTTCTAATTCATCAACAGCCTCTTCACTCCAATCCCCTTTGTGAATGCAGATGGCAATGCACCGAGCGATTCTTTCTTGGCTAATCTTACCGTCTTTAAGTTCGTTTTGATAAGCTGACATTTGCCCGAACGTGAACTTATTAAAATCGATTGTTGGATTGTAGGTTTTGCCGTTAACCGTGAATTGGTAAGGTGCTTTTGATTTAGCAATTCGATCGTAGTCGATTTCGTCAATTGAAACAAACATCAAACAAGCCATAATTTGATCCAAAGATGCAAGAGTCATTGAATTGACTTGATGCTTAGTTAAGCCGGTAAAGACTGGAATAAAATCTACATCAGTTGCAAGTTCGTTCTTACTGATCTTTAAGCACTGCATCCATTCGCCTAAAGTTACATCGCTCCAACTTGATGGGATGGTAATGTTCTGATCGTACTTTTCAATTCTAAATGGTTGCCTCATTGCGTTTCGTTTGGGATTGACATTTTAACACCTTTGATAGTTCCAAAGCCAACTAATCCGACTGTACCATACCTCGCAGCATCCATACCATCATCATTAAGCTTTATTACTTCATCAGGCTTGTTTGGGTTATAGCGGTAGGATTTTACTTCGCGCTGTAAATTTACCGAATCTGAACTAATAAACAATGCTCTTGATTTAACTGTGTTGATGCCTGCCGTTACTGATTTGATTGCATTTTTTGCTAAGTAGCCAGCTCTTTGAAGTTCAACAATTACATCAGGTCTTGCCGAATCAACATGAATCATTACTCGCTTATTAATAACTCCATCCATCATTCGAAGAAGATCGGATGTTGTAATGTTTGATGAGTATATCTTTTCATGCCATTGGATGCCATCGCGAACTTTACCAACTTCAACCAATGCCATTGCGTGCTGATAACCAACATCTAAACCATAACAGAAATCGGTAGGCTGTTCGTATGGTAAAATTAATTGATGGGTGTAAACAGAATCCCTTGCTTGTGCCGGCATCCCTTCACCGTAAACTCTCCAAAGATCAGGATCGGTAACTTTTAATCGTTCGATTTCCTCTATGGTCGCTTCGTTTAAATGCTTATTGTCTTTGTAAGTTGTAATGCAAACTGCAGCATCATCACGACTTAAATCTTGATAAATCGGGTGCTCGATCAAGGATGGGTTAAAGCAGTAAATTATCTTATTGGTAGTTCTGAGTTTTAATTGCTTTACTACTTCCCAGTCCGCTTCGATCGCTTCATCAACTAACAAGATATGCCGCTTTCGTCCTTGAACTTTACCCGGTGAATCTAAACCAAAGAAATCTACAACATTCCCATTATGATAGTAGATATGGTCTGTCTTGTTATAGTTCTTTCCGTGATACATACCAACCGAATTAAGTAATTCGAAAAAGTCCTGCATCGCGGTTGCTTTAAGTGCGTTGTAGGTATCCCGGGTAATTGAAATCTTAAAGCCGGAATGTTTAGAAATCAGTCTGATAATAAATTGCAAAGCGGAATAAGTCTTAGCCGATCTTGTTCCGCCTTGAAGAGCGATTATTCTTTTATTGGGTACGTTGTCAATTAAGAATTGTAGATTCTTATTTAGTATCATCTTGCATCCAGTCCGGCATATTCTTTACCTCAATATTTTGCTCAAAAAATTGCATTGATAACTTTTTCAATTCTTCAGGTGTTGCAATCAGTTTCATCAAAGCCATTTGAAGTGCAGGTGCATTTGACTTGTACCATTTAGACCGCAATGAAACTTTCAACTCAGTTCGATTTGTTTCAAGTAAGTCTTTTAGCTCGTTAAGTTCGTAAGAGTCCGGGGGAAAGAAATCGTAGAAAGTAGGTTTTGAGCACGGCAAAAACGCAACAATATCTTCAATGAAGAATAGCTTGTTTTTAACTATAACTTCTTTTGCTTGCTCGTATATTTTTACCCTATCGTAAGCCATTATTCAAAGTCTTTTTTAAATTCAATTCCATTCCTTTTAACGGAGATATTTGGATCAAGTTTAACCATTCTTCTAACAATTACATCGCAGTACTTAGGATCAAATTCGATTACTCTTGCTTTGCGTTTTAATTGCTCACAAGCAACCATTGTAGTTCCGCTTCCACCAAATGCATCAATTACAATATCACCTTGCTTAGAAGAATTCTCAATTTGATAAGCAAACAATCCAACCGGCTTCATCGTAGGATGTTCTCCATTTCTGCTTGGTTTATCAAATTCAATTACTGTGGTTTGTTTTCTGTCTGCATACCATTTATGCGTTCCTCCATCAAGCCATCCATAAAGACACGGTTCATGTTTCCATTGATAATCTTGCCTTCCCATAACCAGTGAGCTCTTTACCCAAATCAGCTGCTGCTTTAATAGCCATCCAGCATCAACTAATGCTTTACCAAAGTTTACAATTTCAGATGAAGCGTGCCAAACATAAATTGCAGCTCCTTTTTTTACTGCAGTTGTTAAAGCCGAATAAAAATCATACAGAAAATTATAAAAGTCATCATTGCCCATTGAATCATTAACTATTGTTAATTTTTCTTTTGTACCACCTTCATAAGCAACATTGTAAGGAGGATCAGTTAATACCATATCAGCAAGCTCCCCTGCCATTAACTTTTCAAATGTATCTGTTTGGGTGCTATCACCACAAAGTAAACGATGCTCTCCAATTTCGTAAAGATCACCTAAAACAGTAATTGGATTTTCAGGAGGCTCTTCGTTAAAATCATCCTCAACCGCTTCTAATTGCTCACCACCAAAATCAGGAAGATCCAAGCCCCAATCATCCAATTGCTGAACATCCCATTCATTTGCTAAAAGTTGCCAGTCCCATTCACCACCGCTTACGTTATCCTTAATCAGGAATTCACGCTGTTGATCTTCGGTAAGGTTATCAGCTACAATTATAGATACTTCTTTTAGCCCGGCTTCTTTGCATGCTTTAAGTCGCATATTACCACCAAGAACTACCATGTCAGCATTTACTACAATTGGTCTGATCTCAAGCATTTCAGGAAAGTCTTTGATTGATTTAACAAGTTTTTGAAACTTATCATCCTTGATCAATCTTGGGTTGTTCGGGTTAACTTTAACCTGAGTTATTTTAACTTTTTGAATCATATCAGTTAATCATTAAATTCACACCGGCACATAAAATAGTAATTAATACTACCCATGCGATGATTTCTATTATTGTTAGGTCTTTCGGAATCTTCACGTTACAAAGTTAATGATTAATTGATTCAATCTTTTTTACTCCCGGTGAATGTTTCGTTGTGTTTAGAGTTGGTTAAAAAATTAGTAGTCTTATTATTATAATCCATTGACCAATTCCAAGTAACCAATGTATAGTTTGATCGGACTGAAACAACATACATTCTAAAAAATACGCTTTCAATACTTTCATGTCATTAGCTTTGTTTCCATTTCTTACTCCAAGTTTCAGCGGATTCGGTTTCGATGCCACCCTCGCAGAAAGACTGTTTCAGATCGGCAAGTTCGGATGGTTTGAGTTGTTCGATTTCTTCAAGTGCCAAATCAATAGCACCATTCCATCCATTATCAAATGATTCATTCTCTTTCGATCTACATTCGATCAGAATCGTCTCCAGTCGCATCATCGCGGTCGGCAGCTTCTCGGTCAGGTCTAAGCTAGTTTGGTCGCTCATTGTTTAGAGGTTTTTTAATTGGTTTTGCTTTCCGGGATTCAAATGGAACTAAGTACTGATCAATTATCTCATGGCATTTTTGTAATTGACTTTCAGGAACTCGCTTACTTAGGTGCTTGGTTGCTTCAATATATTTTTTAAGTCGTGCCATTATGATATTTTTTTAAGTGCTAATTCAAATTTACTTTTAAGACTTGCATCAGTTCTTAAAATATTTATCGCAATATTTAAAACCATTGATTTTGATCTTTCAAAATTGATCCTATGTTCTTTTGAATCAATCATTACAAGTTCATTGTCGTTTGCCATTACATTTGAAATCAAATCTACATTACCTTCAAGCCCCATCATAAGATCGCCATCTTTAGTATTGTATGCTATAAAAAATAACGCATCATCTTCGGTCATTTGCTTTTGATAGGCATCAATCGCATTAAATAAATCAAGTCTGTAATCCATTAGTATTATCTTTCCACAAACGTACACAATTTTATCACTCTTAAAACATTAGGGTTTATTATTTATGATACAATCCCAAACAAGCAAACGAGCATAGATACCTTTTCGTTTTGAAAGAGCATCGGTACTGGCAATGCCATTCATAATTGATTGAACCGCAAGATTCATTTGTTTAAATGTTGGAAAGTCTTTTTCAGCACCTGCCTTATCTCTTTGGTTTTCAAATTGCTTAATTGTTAATTCAGCAGAATCCTTCCATAGGTCTTTCCGGTTACCTTTAATAACTTTTGAATCAATTAACTCTTGGCAAACACCTAAAGACAAATCGCTCCAATGTTTTGCGGTTCGGTTGAGTAGTTCTTTTGTAAGCCAATCTTTACAGTATTGAGTAAATTGTTCTTTTTTACGATTCAATTCGGCTGCTTCAATTTCAGGTTGTTTGGCTTCGGCTGCTTTGATTGCTGCTATTATCTTGGAGCGTTTTTGCTTCCAAACATGCATGACCTCAGTGAATATGTTTGCAGTATAAATGCCTCCAAATGCTTTAACAGAAAATTTATCAGTTCCTTTCGCGGCTTCAGCGTGAGCTTCTCGCACTTCTTCTAAACTGATGTTACTATAATCTTTGATCATCCGGCTAAAGCACTCCGCATAGACTAAATCGGGGGTGTTTTTATCTGCTCCAAAGTAAGCAGTAACAATACTAATCATCATTGCATTAAATTGAACCCGGGCTTTTGATTCAGGGATTGACTTAATAGGGAATTGACTATGGTACATCACCAAGCTAACTTGATGGGGTAAAGTATCCGAACCCATCCGGGTTGCCGTTGCTGCTATTTCTGTTAAGTCGTTCGAGGGTTTCTGCCATTCTTTGCTCAACTGGATGGAGTTGTTGACCTGACTGAGTAATATGGAGTCGTTTGTATTCTTCGGGGTTTCTTCTAACCCAGTTGATTGCTGCGGATAACCAGTTGGAGTATTTGTATTTGGCGTTTGCATCTGAGGCGGTTTTTAGTGTTTCAAATATTCTGATGGGATCTGCATTTGGAAAAGTTACAGCCCCGTTTGAGTTATTCCAATCTGAAATGAAAAGTTCGTGGTTATTGGCGTATTTAGAATTAGCAAAAGAGTGATTGTTGCTTTCTTTTTTTACCGCAACTTTTTTTATTAAAGAAGGAGTTGTTTCTAAAGTTATAATGTTTTGCAATTGGTCAGGGTTCGATTCTTTAGAATCGGGTATAACATTTTCATTACCATTAGCATTTACATTATCATTATCATTATCATTAGAGGGTTTCGAGGGGGTTTCTTGCGGGTTATCGAGGGGGTTTTTTGTGGGTTTTTCTTTTAGTGGTCTGCCTCCAAGTTTACCGTATTCAGCTCCTAGATGTCCGTTTGCTTTACCGGCTGCAGCCCTGCGATTATTTGCATCAATTTGCGGTTTGATAAGTGTGAAAATTGTTTTCGATAGTCCACTTAATTGGATCTCGATGCCGTTTAATCCAAGCTCGCATATTGCATCCCAAACCTGCAATCTTTTTGTTTCGGGTAAGTCTTTTAGTGCTTCGTAAAAAGACCTATAAATAACCATTGATTCCTTCATCTAAAAATCAAAAAACCCAATACAAGCTGCGGTCGAAGCGGATCAGCAGAATCAACTGCCTTTCCTCGCAGCCCGTATTGGGCGTTAAATTTCTTTTTCGTTTCAGGCTTCGACCTCTGAACGAGTTGCAAAGTTAAAAAAAATGACAAGAGCAAAACAATTTAGTTATTAAAATTACTGTCTTGCAATTCAATCGCGGTGTTCATCATCAACTCATGTTCAAATACTCGCTTCATCATTGAGTAAGTTGAATCGTTTGTGGTGACTAGTTGCTCGTCCATTAACTGGGCATGATAAACTGAAGCATGATTAAATGGTTTTGATCTTCCGATTGCCTCCGCTACTGCCCGACCAATGATCTGATAGCTAAAACGATCACCACGGATAGAAAGAAGATAGTTAAAAATCAAATACCTCTTAAAACATTCTTCGGTTTCCCGGTTAAGTTTAACCTCACCAAACATTCTAACTATTGTCGACATAGCCATTTTTGATTCGTTTAAGCAATCGTTATAACGACTGTTAAAGCTGTATGTCTTTGTCTTAGTTTGAGGCTGGATGAATTCAGGTAATGTTTTTCTGATTCCTTTAGACCAAAGGTAGATATGTTCCCAAAATGCATAACCCTCATCTGTTCCGGATGGATGCCAAGGTATCAACTTTAAAATCGCATCCGGAAGATCTCTGACAATCTTATTTTGAGTTGTGTATTTATGAGCAAGTGATAAATACGGTTCAGGTAGTTCTTCTTTGATTACCTGATGAATTGTTTTTAAAGTGAAGTTCATGTTCGTTCTATTTCTTTAATGCAATCATTAACCAGTTCATCGTGGTTAAGTGCTTGGTCAATAATATCAAGTAATGTTCCTTTGATTAAGGTTACCATTTCTATTTCAAATTCTGATGCACAACCCGGATAATCTCTTTCGGATTTTTCTCCTTCCATGTAATAGCCTTTAACTAGTAAAGCAAAATCAAAATATTCAACTACGACTTCTTCTTTTACTCCGGTTCTGCCTGATCTTTGTCTGCTCATAATGCTCCAAGTTTAACAAGTCCGATAAGATTGGCAAAATGCATAAGCGATTCTTTGCTCATTGAATCTTTATGTTCAGAAACGTATTGAACAAGTGCTTTAACCGTTTGATTGTCACGGTTCGGTTCGATGAGTTTAAATGTATCAAGCTTTTTTAGTTTGTCATCGATTTGTTGAGCTTTGACTTGAATTGGATCGGTTTCGATGGCTACGAGTTTATGAAGTCCAGTAGAATTTGAAATACAAGTAAATCCGTCCTCATCAACTCTATAAAAATATCCACTAAGATGAATTCCATTTGATGTTAATCCGCTTACAATTCGTTTAGGTTCGGCTTTGCTATCAACGATCAAATCAAAGTTTTCAGCCAACCAATCGTGCTTAGAAGATACGAAGCGAATCACCCATTGATTAATTGCGTTCTTTCTTAGTTCGGTAACGGTGTATGTTGATGATGTCTTAAATCCGTTTTGTGGTTTTAACGGGTTTCTTCTAACCTTAAACGGTTTGAAGTTCTGTGCAAGTTCAGCACATAAAGAATCTTTCAGTTGCTTTCTCATTGTTCAATTAGGGTTTTAACGGTTTGTACTTGTCTGAAGAATTTAGTAAGTGATTGTTCGGCTTGTTCGATTTCGATTTGCATTTCATCGCGTGTGATTCTTTTCTGCCAGTATGGGTACTGTTGAAGATCGGGGCAGTAAGAAACAAAGTCAACATGCCTGATTGAATCGCAAACTACAAAATAGCATAGAATCTGATCGTAGTAATTTGCCGGTATTTTATCATGGCGAATGTATCGGATATGCGTTGCTACGTTTGGTGATTTTATTTCAACTCCAAATGAAACTTCTAAACCAACAGCATCCGGGCTTAATCCTAAATACTCAAATTTTGATGATTGAATAAAGCCGTATAAATCAAGTTGAATATTATTGCGTTGTTCATATTCGGAAGCGGCTAATGGTTCTAAATCAATTCCGCGTTGCATGTCATAACTTACGAATCCATCTTCATCGTCAAGGCTTGATCCGGTTAATTGTTCGGCTGCGATCTTATCAGCGTAGTCCATCCAATTCTTTGACATTACTTTTTTGAATTCTGATCCCGTTACCTTACCGATTCGTATCTGATACCATTCGGCAGATCTTTGTTCGATGTTGTGCAGTATCATTGTTCAGTCGCTTTAATCATATCCTTAACCATTTTTGCCTCCTTAATAATCGATTCGATCTTTTGCATTTGGGGAGTGAATGATCTAAACATTGCGGTTAATCCTTCCTCGGTAGTGCATCCGCTTAATTTCTCGATCGATTCCTTAATTGCCAGTTCGTCAATTACCGGATCGGGTGTAGGTGCTGCAGTTGGTTTCGGTGCAAATGTTCTGATACGTAAAGCATCATGTTCTTCTCCGAAAGCTTTAATCTTAGCGGTGTAAATTTGAACTTGTAAACCTTGCCACTTTTCGATGAATGGTGATTTAGCAATTTTCGATATAGTCTTGCTGTTGGTTGCGTTCAGGATCATCGGTTTCCAGTTATTCTCCATCCAATGAACAACGGTGCAATCTGTTTTTTTGCCATCAGGATTTGATACTGATTCGACACGCACGAATTTAATCGTTAGGATAATTTCGCCTCCATCGGTAGGCATGCAGTACGCTCCCATGTAGTCCGGGTTGCGAAGTTTTTTGTAGTGAGTTAGTATTTCCATTGGGGTTAGTTTTTGATTATTGAAAGTGATAGTTGAAGTTGAATTTCTTCTTGAATGGCTGCGTTTGCTTCTTTTAGTATGTAGCTAAATCTTTCTGCTCCGATCGCTTCGTAATCTTCTGAACCTGCTGAGAAGATTTGGTAGTCATCCGATTGCGAGCGTGGAAAAACTGTAATGGAATGTGGATTCAATTTGATCCGGATCGTTCGTCCGTTACAGTAGCCAAAATAAACTGGCTTGCCATTGAGTTTAAAATAGTGTGTCATGGGGTTAGAATTATTGGTGAATAGAAAAGTCTGAAAATTTAATTTCGTGCTCATTGTACAAGTCGATAGCTAAATCGTCAATTAAGTTTACCATTTCATGAAATGATACTTCGTTAACTTTTATTATCAACTCATTCCCTTTAGCTTTAAAGTTGAAGTTGTATCTAAAATCAAGATCATCGTAATTTATTCCGGTGATTGCTTGCTCTACTTGAAAAGAATCTAAAAAAAATAAGGTTGCGGTCATGGGGTTATGTATTTTGGTATTACAAACGTACACAATTAATCGACACGCACGACATTAGATGGCATTTTTATGTTGGTATCTTTGTTAATTGCCTGATAATCAGCAAGTTAAAATTAATAAAAAAGCCGACTTATTAGGTCGGCTCAAGTTGTTGTTGGTTGGTAATGTAATTATTCCTTTCGATCCCGTTTGATCCAAACGAACCAAGCTCCAAAGATTCCGCAGCCAAGCAAACTTAAAACGGTAGCGGTAATCATATCCTTCCAGTCGTAGCAATTCACCGGGGGCGGTAATACTTTTTCAGTCTTGATGGTTCGATGCGTTTCGTTCCAAGATAAAACAACCGCAGCCGAATCGATTATACAATCTGCTTTGATAGTATTTGGATCGATCATTTTAGTTTCAAGCTTTCCACTTTTGCCCGATTTGGATTTTGTCTTTACCATTGGCTTACCACCATCAGGGCATTCAATCCGGATAAATTCGGTTATAGTTTCACCTGGCAAAATTATGATCGAATCTTTCTGAACGATACTATCGCGTACAATCGTTTCAATTTTGGTCGGGCAGTTCTCGCATATTTTTAACCGTTTGCGTTCAGTTACGCATGAAGTTAGTATGCATAAAGTTAAGATCGTTGCAATTATTTTCATTTGATTTTTTTGTAGATGGTTTGGTATGCTTCGTTTGATCTTATTAGTTTTCGATGCTCTTGTTTCAATCGATCAACATCGACTTGTTTTTTTAAGCCCATAGCAAATGCGATTTCATGCCACTTAAGATCGTAGCGTTCAAATAGCAATTGGCAGATTGCACATTTAGGAATACAATCCCACCGCATTTGATGGACGATCTCCTTAAGTTCTTTAGGTTCAGGGACGGTCATAAATTATCGTTCTTAGGGTTCTTCAATTCGTTTCGAGTGATTTGATAAATAAACACTCCAATTGAAGTTAGTATAGATATGGCTATTAAGCTCATTAATACTATGACGGTTTGATTTGATAGTTTCATCTTAGTTGGTTGTCATTAATGATTTGATCGTAGATAATTTCATAGGCATCCTGCAGAGTTAAAATTCCGGAGCATTTACCTTGCTGGATTACTTTTACTGGATGTCGTTTATTTGTTACGGTGCTGAATGTTGCTTTCTTAAATTCAACGGAAACTTTAAACTTATCACCGTTTATCGGTTCAACTTTAATCGGTCGCGTTTTTTGAGTTAGTCGGTTGGTCATGGGGTTGTTTTTATATTAACAAACGTACACTAATAACTAACATCCGCAACAATTAACTGTTAAAATAAATATAAAACGCTGATAATTAAATATATAAAAACACAAAACGGGCGTCTAATGACTAACCCGTTCTGCTTTTCCGTAACCCCTACGAACATGACAAAGATATAACTATTCCAATTGTAAAGACCTTAAAAATTCATGCTTTCCAATTTGCTCGAAATATTCCCGATCCGATACAACAGATCTCAAAACCCGGATACACCCATTTATGCTTAATAACTTATTTTCGAATCGATACCTAACAACATCATATAACCGCTTATCAGTTTCGTTAATCGTTAAAGTGTTCTGCATGGGTAAATATAATCATTTAGGGTAATTGCATTAATGAGTATTAAACCCTATTTCTCCACGTTCAATCGCCCGCTTAAAAACATCATCAAGTTGCTGAGTTGATTCATTAAGCATTCTTAAAAGATTAGCGTATTCCCAAGGGTCGGTTTTTTTATCTACTTGTTGAAGCAATGAATTAAGACCAACAATGGATCTTAACGGCTGTCTTAAATCATGAGCAATTATTGATTTTACATCTTCCAATTGCTTCTTTAACTTTTCGTATTGATGAGATGTTGAACTTACAACATCATAAAGCATCACACCCAATAGATGATATTCGCCCATAATATAACAAACCTCCCAAACGATCCACTGGTGTACTCCGTTACGTTTTAAAGTTCGACAATTAAAAACTCTAGGATTGTTCGGGGTTTTCTTTGCCCGATCGAATGCTAATTGGATCTCGTCCGTATCTTCCTCATCAGAAACAAGATGATCAAATTTAACCGGTTTTATATGAGCAAAATTAGACTTAAATAAATCGTTCCGGTATGTGAAAACTTTATCAACACCCATCTTAGCATAGAGGCATGAAGCTGAATTTTCAAGTAAAAACAATGCTGACACTATCCGGTAGAAATTAGTTGCTAATATAATTGATATTAAGCAAAAAAAAGCCCCGAAACAATCGAGGCTATTAATAACATGCGATTAGTATTCTTCGAAACTTTACTGCAAACTCATTCCAACAAGCTGCAGAACGAACTATGTAAATTGAAGTAGCTAAGATTGACACAAATATTAATGCTCCAGTACATTCAACGCTATGATCGTGCTTAACATTTAAAATAACCGGTTGAGGTAATTCAATGAACTCCGAAGTTAGCCGAGTATCACCAATCGGTGAGATTGTTGCCGGTTTAATTGTATCGTGAGCATCCATAGACCTTTGAGCGTTATGCAATTTAACATTAAAGGTAAGGGATTCAATCGAAGGAGAATAATCATAATAATAGAAAGTGTCCCCTTTTTCAGTTACATAAACTTTTGTTACCATTCCATAATTAACGGTGTAATATGAATGATAATCTTTTCCAACAGCAACAACTCGGTAAAATGAAATGGTATCAGTATCCGATGGAATCCGATGGAGTAAAGTATCGTATGTTATTCCGTTATCCTTCATTAGTTTCATTTTTTTTTGATGTTTTCGGTATCACTCCAATTGCTACCATTGCACCTATGAACTTATAAAATGTCGGTTCGTCTATTTGATTAAAAAGATAAAGCAACAAGGCAATTAAACCCAGTGCTGCTCCGATCGTACGAGTCCAATAGTCCAAGATCAAGTCTAAGATTTGCCGAAATTTATTAATGCTCATCGGGTAGGTTTTACTATGTAAAGATAATTTGAATTGCTCACTGATCGACCGAGAATATCAAAGCCGAGTTGATTGCTTACTATTTGCGGAACTATCAAGACCGCAATATCAGAAACGGTCGACCTTCCTTCGTAGTCAATTTCTCGGACTGCGATATATTGAAGCCCTCCGATGTTATACGGAATTGTAAGGTTATAATCAGTTAAATCGCTCGAATTGACTTGATCGGGTTGTAAAGTATAAATCGTTTTCCAATTCATTAAATCGCTTGAAATTACAACATCGTATCTTAGCGTTCCGGTATTTGAGCAAGTCGCAAAGTGCAGCCGGATAAAGTTCTGTTCAAATTCGGCTTCGATTCCGCAAAACTGAACACTTAACCCGGGTGAAAGAATCGCATACGGGCAAAAGTTATCGATCAAAACTGCATCAATGGTATAGCAAACGATTGTCGTATCAGTGGATGGATAGATTAGTGGCGATTGTTCAAGTAGTTCGCAGTTGGTTCGGTATTGATTGACTGCCGTAACAAATGCAGGTTGACCGCTTGGCGATGAATAACTAAATCCAGCTACTTGACCAACCGATTGAGGTGGAAACTTTACGCAAATAGTCGTATCGCCCATGTTACGCTCAATGCATTGCCCGGAAAAATACAAACTAAAAAAACTAGGCAATCCTAAATAAGCCCTTCCCGTTCGATCCGTTTCGCATTGGGCGGATAGGTTAGTTGTTAATAAAAGCAAAAGTAAAAAGCGCATAATCGTAGGTTTTAGTCTACAATTATACGCTCAGATAATTGTTTGGTTTTGATAAAGTCAATAGCGTTTTATTCAGTGTAAGTTTAAATGTCTTTGTATTCAGTCTTAGCAAAAAACGATGGGCAAGCTTTAGAAACTTTTGGAAAATCTCGATGACCTTGAATAATTGCATTAGGGTATTTTTGTTTCCAGTCAGTAATAATTTTAAGCATTGTTTCTTTTTGCTTTGCCGTTCTATTATCCATTGGGCTTCCTTTAGAATCCACCCCACCAATATAAGATAGGTGTAAACTTATAGAATTGTAACCTGCTACACCATTGCAAACAGTTTCATCCGGTGCAAGTCGAACAGCAATGCCATCGGCTTTAACTATAACATGGTAGCCGGGTGATTTCCATTTAAGATTATCTTTCCAATACCTTTCAATAGCTGCTACAGTTACATTTTGTTGGGTTGCCGTACAATGAACTACGATGTATTTGATTGGTCGCATACTTATTCAATTAAATCAATTTCAGATTGAATACAATTATCGCAAATCAATGAACATTTTTCATCGCCTGGGTAAACTTCATCTTCCAAAAGTTTTATAAAACCCATTTCAGTAATATGACAAACAGCACATTTTATTGGATGATTCATTATGTTTGAGTTAGTGTTCCAAGCGTTGTGTTAATTTGAATTAGAGTTCCTGCACTTCCATTGGCTCCATTTGCTCCTGCTCCACCCGTTCCATTTCCAGCTGTACCCGTCCCAGCTGTACCACCAGCAACACTAATTGTTCCTGTATTATTTATTGATCCATAAATTAAATACATATAACCGCCACCGCCACCACCACCGCCTCCGCCACCACCAGCGTTTGTACCCGTAGCAGCTGAACCGTTACCACCATTACCACCAATTGCTCTAATTGTACCTGAATTAATTAAAGAAAGTGCGTGAATATTTACTCCACGAACTCCGCTTCCACCGCCTCCACCTGATCCACCACCCGTACCAGCACCACCACCAGCACCAGCACCACCGCCCGTACCTGAAATTGAACTAAAAGGGAAATACATACCAAGCCAAAACGATTCTGTTATAGCATTTATGTAACGCTTCCCATCAATACCATTATAAACTGAAGTAACTGTTCCACTTGCACCTGGCGTTCCACTTGGTCCCGTTCCACCCGTTCCACCACGACCGCCAAGACCGCCCAAATAAATAGATGCAGAAGCAACATTAGTTGAAGCAGCACCGTTGGTTGTACTTCCAGCACCACCAGCTGTACCCGCTGGACCACCGTTTATAAATATTTCACCGTTGGTTGTATTAATTGCAGCTGCTATAGCAGTTGTTACACCACCAGCACCAACAACGCTAAATGAAGTTCCATTAGTACCATTATTTCCAATTGTACCAATAGTTCCGCTGTTGGTCAGTGTTGCTTTTACATAAACTTTGAATCCGTTAGTATTTAGAGTAACACCAACATTAACTGTTAGATTGTTATAATACATATCCCTTGCCAATGTAGTATTAACAGAAATTGTAACATCACCATCAATACCAGCACCATAAAGAGTTACCAAAGCAGCATTTACAGGATCACTTTTAAATCCTTTAACCCCCGATGCATCCGTACCATAAACTTTATTATTACCAGGACTTGCAGCATCGCCATCAAGTTCAACATTATCAGTTACAATTTTAACTGACTTTGTTGTGGTTAAAGAATTTTGCTTCCCATTGATCTGCGTTTGAATTGCAGAAGTTACACCCTTTACATAACTAAACTCTGTTAGGCTTGGATAGGTAGCAACGGGCAAAGATGCTAATACCCTTGCAGCGGTAAAATATGCGATTTCGTTAGCCGTTCCCGATCCGGTCAAGGCATCAACGGGAGTGCCGTCTAAGTTAAGCACCCAAGCTGTATAAGTTCCGCTACCCGTGTGATGCTTAATGTCAACCACCAAAGCACCAGTTGAAGAATTGTAACTTGTTACTTCACCGTGCATATGATTTGAAGTATCATACACAATCAATATTTCTTGCAGCGGAATGTAAGAAAGATTTGTACCGATAGTAAAAGACTTAGATCCGTTGCTTACGCTGTTTGATGTTGTTGAGGTTGTTTTGTACCTATCAGATAAAGAGTTGATAATTGGATCTGTTGCCGTTCCAGTTACAGAAATATTTATTCCGGCATTAACAGAATTTACACTACCACCTCCACCACCACCCGGTGAAGTAACTAAAAATACAATTATAGCATCGCGTAAATCTGCAGCACTTGCCTCCGAAGGTGAAGTACAATCACTAAAAAGAAATTCGTAAATAGCACCACTAAAATCTGTAAGTCTAACAACATCGCCAAAAGCCTGAACCCTTAAGTTATCTTTTCGCAGTACCGTTGAAACAGCATCAACAATTAATGTAATTGTGATCGTTTGATTTGTTATGCTAATTGAAGGCATTACTTATAATTAGTTAGTTAAATAAAAAATTGATTTACTAACGAATTCTATTACCATTGTTGCCGTATAAAGATTGTCGATTTACCTCATCTTTTACAGCATCGTTATAGTCTTGCTTATCACCAACTGAACTTATCTTAATCGAACCTTTTACATTTGGTCTATGACATGATGCACCCCATTCAGGATAGTCAACACTATTATCATTAAGAAAATCAATCAATCGATTTGCATAAGCTGCAGCCGCTTCTTTAGCATCAGTAATTAAAAAAGTTACTGATTGATCATTTCCTTGTACGCTCCCATCGACATTTTTTTGAACTACCCCGTTAGAAGTAACTGTTGCACGATTGTTTCTAACAATTCGAGCATAAGCCCAATAACATAAGCAAGGAATAATGTATGAGTCTAATTCCGGGTAATACAATGGTGAAATATCATCAATGACTTTTTCGTATAAAGCTTTGCCTAATACGTTTCGAAGATCGATATCTTGGGCTTCATTAATAAACGGCACAATACGCTTGCTCGGAACATTTGTAGTAATATCGCGGTAATTCGCTATATTCTCAACTGTGATGATTTGCCTCATTGAGTTGGTGCGTTAAAGATTAATGATTTCGGTTTCAATACAACTGCTTGATTCATCAATCGGGTGAATTCTTCTTCAAAAATCAAACGATCAGAAGCCGTATGCGAATTATAGAATTGTTGAGCATCGTTGATTTCATTAGCCGTTCCCATTTTACCGGCTTGTAAAATACCAATCATTACCGGAGGTATAAGGTAGTTCTGAACGATATTATTTACAGTTGAACTTTCTGTAAATTCCCACAGCTTATCATTATTCTGAATAGTAAAAGGTTGAAGCGTTGGTACTTGCTCATTCGTATCGGCTTCGATAAGCATTATATTACCAGCCATTTCTGCACCTTGAAAACGCTCCAATGATTTAATCATTTCCTCTCGATCGGTTTCACTTTCAAACGATCCTTTATGCACAAACATATGCGATGCCATAAAGTTAGTCCGGATGTTTTTATTCTTAAAAAGTTTTATTTGATAAGTAGTTTGTACATCTTCAATTACCGGATCAGAAGGAGCAAGTGGATATTCATTACCTAAACGAGAATAATAAAAAACCTGACCTTTGTAGTTTTTCATTTTCTCTTCAATCGATTCTCCTTCGCACGCATTAATTTCACTAACCACTGTTGCAGGATTAAACGGATAAATAAATTCAATTCTGCTTGTATTATATGGGATGTTCATATCTCGTTTATCCCAGTTATCATAAACTGCAATGAGCCCTTCTTTTTTTATTATTCCTTTACGGATAAACTCAAAAGGTAGATGATAGTATCCGATCGGTTCACCAAATGCATTATACCTAACGTGAACAGCAAATCCATACCAATAAGCATAATCATCCACGCACTTACGAATTAATTTATCTAATGTTGTTCCTTTTCGATCTACAACTTTTTTAGATAGCAATTCATCCGATAAACCATCCCCGAAAATATAACGGGCAAAAATCTCAGTACATGCCTTTGCGACTCCCGAGGCATTTACAGCATCCCTGATTCGTTGGGGGTAGCTATTATCGGCATCGTATGCCTCTATTTGCTCCTTCTTAAAGTCAGGTAATACAACTCGCTGACGAGTTTTGCCCGTTGTAACTTTCATTATTCAGTTTCTTTAGGTTCTTCTTTTTTAACGACTGTTTTTTTATTCTTTACAAACTCAAAAGGCGAGCCGTCTGCCATAGTAACATAAAGCGTATGTTGAGGTGCTAACTTTAAAAATCTTTCGATTTCTTCATCAGTAGTATTAAAGTTTGCATAAAGCTTACTTTCTCCAAATGGTCTGAATGGTCTTGGAATATCATACTTAATTAGTGTAACTGATCCAAGTTTGTTCGGTTTGATAATTGATTTCATAGGGATTTCCTCGTTTAGGTATTGCTTTGCCAGCATCGTTAAACGTGCAAGGCATTCAGTAGCGCAATTTACACAATTTCTCTTTGTCTTGTTTGCAAAGTGTTTATCATTCAAATCAAAGATGCGTCCAAGAACACCCTTATCGGAAGTCTTGAACGCATCGCGTAATGATTTGACTTGACTTAATAAGTCTTGCCCGGTCATATTTACACAGTCAACGCTTCAACTAATGCTTTTGTAATCGCATAAGAAGTATCAAATAATGTAGCCGGTAGATTCGGTTCTTTTTCAAATTCTGAACTTACTAATACTACGTTCCAAGCTCCCTGCGTATCTGCATCGGCAGTTGTACGCTCTAAAGTATTAGCCTGAAGTCCAGCAGTAATACCGTAGATTTCAAATGCTGCATCACCTTCAGAACCTTTGAAACGGTTTTCAACGATTGCTACAACTTTTTTAGTTACTGCACCTTGCAAGTTCTTTTTTACATCTGCTCCGTTGTCAAATACCTTGAATGTTACTTCATGATCATAAACTTCAGAATAACGCTGACGAACTAAAGCTGCCCGTGGTTCAATTGAGCTGTTCTTGCCTTCAAATACATAAGCAACTGCACCACTAACTAAAGTAATTCCAGTGATCAAGTTAGGATTGTCAATATTAGCTGTAGTTGATGCAATATCATCATAGTTAATTAAGTACAATCTATCTTGAACACCTGCTGAAATTGGTGTATTACAATTCAGCAATATCGATTCGAATAATCCTTCACATCCCGTAGGCATATTTCTTAGTTTTAAAGGTTAAGATGCGTATTGAACGAGGTAATCTTCGAGAATCTTTGCATCGATTTTGTAATGACCTCTCATATTAGTGGTCTTGTCTTTCTTTTCGTACCATACCTCAAATTCAGAAATAGCAGAAGCAGCATCAACACCTACCATGATATTTGATTTTGTAGTATAAAGAGCACGGTGTGGCTTATCGTATTTTGTGCCGTTGTTAAAGTCTGCACGAATTGTACGATCCCAAAAGTTAAAACCGTAGATAGTCATCCCGCGATATTTAACCTGAGAAATTCCATTAATGGTTTCAACCAAGCTAAATACTTGAGATTTGCTTTCCAAGAAATCAACATAATTATCAACCAGTGATTGAGTTGAAATAATAATTTGATCCGGCTGCGTGCGTAGACGATAATCTGCTTTATTTAACAATGCACGATAAACTAAGAAAGCGCGATCAGTTGCAAGTGCATCTTGAAGAGCGTAAGTGCTTAATAAGTTTTCAGCGATTGAAACACCGCGATCAGCATCCGCAGCAACAATTACATCAAGTTGTTGGAATAAACCATCAATGATATTGTAATCTGTAACTGAAACACCATTTGTGATTTTACCAGCAGGGCTGTCATCATAGTTCGCAGCATCTTTGTCGTTAAACCATACGATACGGAAAACATCTTCAGCCATCGCATCAGTTAAACGATCCGATAAAAATTGAGCCCAAGTTGTCCCGGTTAAATCAGGAGATTCAATACCAAGTTTTTTAGCGTAAACCATAAAGTTACCTTCTAGATTCGAGTAACATTCTGATTGCCAAATTTCAATTTGTTCAGGATCCCAAAATTTCTGAGAAGTGCTGATTGTTCCGTTTGTTGGTGAAGAAGAACAACCTGCATCTTTTTTAGAAACCTTTGAAAGCAATCCTAAAAAGATGATTTGTTTCTTTGCTACAATTCCTTCTTCAATAGTATGAAATTCCGTTACTTCCGGCTTTTCGAATACCTTTTCAATGGTCGCTTCTGCAAACGATTTTACTTCTTCACCGTTCCAAGTGATCGAAGCTAAGTTGATAATTGATGCCATTTCGTTTATTTGGTTTTAGTGGTTTTTAAATCGTCTTTGCTGAACATTGCTTTTTCGCCAGTTTCAACAGTTTTACGAATCGTAGTTTTTCGAATCGGTGCGGTGTAATTTTGCTCTAACTTAGCATTGATTTGCTCAACAGTTGAAGCATAAGTATCAATCTTTGATTGAAGTTCAGCATTTGTAGAACGCAATGATTGAAGTTCAGCTTTCAAAGCTTTTAATTCTTCATCTTTATCACTCATGCTTTCAACTTCTGTAATAGAGGAAATCATCCCGGCAATAACACTTATAACAGTGCCATCAGCCATCGTATAATCTCCATCTGTTGCAGGAGTTCCATCTTCAAACTGAACTTCATTTCCTACTTCAGGAAATTCACTTTCAGTAATTACATTGATTCTTGTTGTGCCATCGGCAAGGGTTACCAAAAGAGCTTTGAAATCTTCTGAAAACTCATTTTTGATTCCGAGTTTGCTGCTAATTTTAGCAAGCATTGATTCGAGTTTGTTCATGTTTATTGGTTGTTGGTTATTATTTGGTTTGTCTTGAATTTCAAATTTTGCAACGGCTTTCATTGGTTCTAAAACAGTTGAAATAAATCCTAGCTCTTTGTATTGATCCAAAGTGATAAAATCATTAACCTCCATTACTTTACGCAATTGATCAGGAGTTGCTCCAGTTTCCATTGAGTAAATACCGACAAGCTCATCTTCGGTATCTTTAAGTGCTTGTGCTGATTGAAGCAATGTTTTAGAATCGCCTGCGATCTCTGCCCACGGATTATGAATTAGTGGAGTTGCATTTGGTTCGGCTTGCCGGTTTTCTTTTTTAGCAGCTAACTGGATAAGTGTAGCGATGGATGCAATAGTACCTTTTGCGACTGTATATAAATTACAGTTCAGCGATTTTAAATAGTTATAGATGTCCTTTCCAGCAAAGTAACTTCCACCCTCCGAAATAATATTAACGTAAATATTATCATCGGGTGAAACCGTACCAACTTGAGCGTGTACCGATTCTAGAGTTTTACCTTGAGTAATTTCTCCGACTATCCAAATGGTTTTGTCCATGCTTCAAAATTACCCTCGCATATTGTACCTTCGTTCGCACAATTCTGAAATGAAAATACTTGTTATTGGTTTAGGTAGTTCAGCTGCTAAGTTGGAAGGTTATGATTATTACATTGGGGTGAATGACTGCCCATTTGAAGTCAATGCATTAATTTGCGTTGATCCCCCTCGCGTTTTTAGAGATTATCGTAAATGGGGTATCATAAATCACAAAGCGATTCTTTATACCGATTGCTTAGAATGGCATGCTTACCGGAACAATGTTATAAGTATTGAGCGGTGTCGTTATCGGTCGGATGTTTCAGGATTAGGTAATAAAGAAAAGTACCCATTCTCAATTTGTTCGCCTTTTGTTGCTGTAGCCCATGCTTATTTTATGGGAGCAACTGAAATTCATTTAAACGGGGTTGATTTAATCGGGCATCATTCATTAGGGCATCCGGATAAAATTGAAAGGTGTAGAAAAGACTTTGCAGCTTTACGCGATGAACTTAAAAGATTGGGAGTTGATTTACGTTTAGCAACCGATCAAAAAGGTGCTTTAACGGATATTATTAAAAAAGTTTCAATAGATGTTGTTTAATCAAAAATGTTTGTATGTTTGTCATCGAAACAGTTGGACGTTTCTTAAGACTTATCTACTTGGGTAGATTTACACAAAAGCCTGATCGCGTCCAACCGACTCAGGCTTTTTCGTTCTTTATATCCCGTGCGTGTCGTTTCATACCTTTTAGGAAGACAATTGATACACTGCAGCACGCACGGGGAAGAATGACAAACTAAAATCAATCGATGAAAAACCTTAAAACATAGCCGTTATTTACATTCTTGCGAAGTCAAATCGTGCAAGATGAAAACGACTTAAAGGTTAAGCCCGAAGCAATTAGATTGCACAACAAGCTGTTAAATGTAATGTCAGGACGAAACACTATCCGGTTACAGCCGAACTATAAACGACCGATTCTCAGGAAGGAAATAAGGGTTAGCAAATATGTTTATCTCTTATTAAGGGGTAAGGGGTAAACACTTTTGCTGACCAACCATTGCACTCCCTCAAACTCGTCAGGAACTAACTATACAAATTCAGGTAATGGAATATTAAGAGTTTCAACATCAACAAGTGGAGTTAACCCGTGAACTGTTAATCCAAGATTGCCACCGTCCCAATTTTCATAAGCCTCAACGATTTCATTAACTCGTTCTTGGTAGTTGCACAAAGCACTTGAATTAATAAGCTTCATCCTTATATCATCCCGAACATAGGAATAGTGATGCATTTGAATTGTTGACCTCGGAAAAACTAAAACTTTATTTGATGGCAGTTTTCGCGTTGGATCAGCAAGTACTGGAAACTGTACAAACTCCTTAAACTTTCTTATATCTTTTGTATCAGTCTTAAAAAATAGTGTTACGTAGTATGTTTCAGGTTCGGCATAAACCATTCGATTGTTACCGTAGTAAGTTTGCATCATACATGCCGAGGCATCACAACCGGATCTTTCAAATTCATTCTTAGCCCGTTTCAGTTCTGCAATAGAATACATCTCATCGCAGTCCATAGTCATAAACATTTCACATCCGTTTTGCCGGGCTATTTCAAGACCTATGTTACGTTTTGCAATTTCATTAAAATGTGGAGTTTTTGTAAGATCAGGGATGTACTCAATTATGTAATGAAACCCAAGCCGATTAAGTAACGCTGGTATATTCTTTTCAATTATATTACCGTAGTTTGAAATAGTTTGATAAACACCAATTAAAATATCTGTAACCGGTTGAATATTTAATACTGAATTTTCGAGGTTTTCAACTCCATCAAAAATGTTGTAGGCTACTGCTAACTTCATGATCTAAATATTGTATCGTTTGCTTTCCAATCCATTTCAGGTGCAGTGTAATAGTACAAAGCTATTGACTTACGGCTTTTATCTTTTGGGCAAGTTAATGGTTCGGGATGACCATGCCAAGATTGATCAGTTGTGCTAAATATTACCATGTTCCCAAGTTCAGGAACTACACAAACTTTTTCATTTAGATCGGTATCGTACAATTTGATCCCACCGCCCCATTCAGGTTTCCAAGATTCGTTGAGATAGATTAATACGTTTATCCTACGATTTGCTCCCCATAAACCATGCTTATCAAAATCTACATGAATTCCTAATTTACCACCAGTCTTAATTTCGTGATATCCACCACCAATTAAATAAGGATCAGGCATTAGGTTTTGGATGCCCGTTAATTCTGTAAGCCATAATAAAAAAGGTTCAGAATTGCAAAACCTAACTAAAGTCTTTGCATTATCAGATAGTTTTAATTCGCCAAAAGT